GGCCGAACCCGAACAGAACGATGGCGCCACCGACTACGACGCCATGACCGACGAGGCCCTTGCCGCGCTCTACGTCACTGAACTTGGCCGCGCCCCGCATCCCAAAGCTGGCCGCGCCACCCTGATCGCCAAGATCGAAGAAGCCAAAACCGCGCGGGCCGCCTGACGTCCCGCCCGTAAGGACGGGATGACCAATGGCCCTGAAGGTTCAGACATTGTTCGACCGCGCCCGCACGATCCTCCAGGATCGGGGCGCGGTTGCACGCTGGCCCCTCACCGAACTTCTGGATTGGGTCAACGAAGGCGCACAGCGGATATGCGCGGCGAAGCCGAACGCCAATACCGCGATCACAGATCTGGCCCTCGTCACCGGGGCGCGACAATCCCTTCCTTCCAGCGCCACGAATATCGCCAGGGTCATTTCCGGGGCCTCTGGTGGCGCGGAACGAGCGGTCACGGCAGTTTCGCGCAAGTCGCTTGAGGCTTTTTGCCCCGGATGGATGGACCCCGCCATCGTTAGTGCAACCGCCATTCCCGATCATGTGATCTACGACATCGCCAATCCCGATATCTTCTGGGTCTATCCACCGTCCCTCGGCGGTGGCGCACTGACCGTTGACCTCTGCCTGAACCCGACGCCGATTGCGGCCCCGTTGGTCAACCCCGATCAACTGGCGTCGTACAGCATGGATATCCCCCTCAACGACGAGTTTCAGGGTGCGCTCCTCGACTACCTTCTCTATCGCGCCTTCTCCAAGGACGCGAACATGCCGAACATGCAGGGCCGCGCCGCCCAGCACTTTGCCGCCTTCCAGGTCGCAATCGGCGAAAAGGTGCAGCGGGACATGATGATGAACCCCGCCACCCAGAACGCAATGCCTAAATCCTGAAGGAGGTGAACCATGCCCGATGTGCCGATCACCAACCTTCTGCCCGACATGATGCAGTATGCCCCCGGCCTGCCCCGTCCGATCGCGGCCGAACATCTGCGCAAGGCCGCGATTACCTTCTGCGAGGGCACCCGCTGCTGGCGCCATAGGGCCACGCTGAACGTAACCGCCAACCCAAGCCAGATCCCGACGCCGATCAATGCCGTCGTGCATGAGATCGAGGCCGTCGAATTTGACGGCAGGCCGCTGGAACCGGCATCGACGCTGGAGTTCAGCGACGCCGAACTTACCGATCCGGCGGGCGATGCGCCGCCAAGCTTCTACCTGCAGGAAGCACTGGACACGATCCTCTTCGTCCCCCTGAAGGTCGGTGTCGCAACCCTGCGCCTCTTTCTCAAACCGCCAGATGGCATCGTGTTCGGGGGCGATCCGCTGCGATCCACGATCCCGGACTTCCTTGTCTCCCATCACGCAAGGTTCCTTGCCATGGGCGCGCTCTCGACCGCTCTCGCCCTCGACGATGAGGATTTCGCGGACCCAAACCGCGCGGCTTCCTTTGGACGGCAGTTTCAGGCGCGGTCAACAGCGCCATCGCCCCCGCACCCGCCGTTCCGTCTGGATGTGAGGTGACATGAGGGAGCAGGTCATCAACTTCAAAGGCGCGCTGCCGAGGATCCATCCCCGGCTCCTGCCGCCAGGCTATGGCCAGATCGCCAGAAACACGCGGCTTGAGAACGGCGCTCTTGAACCGGTGAACCTGCCGTCTATTGATCACACCCTCGGCGCCCCCGCCCTGACGATCTACCGCTTCGGCGGCACATGGCTGTCATGGGCTGGCATCGTCGATGTTGCCCCCGCGCCGGTTGCCGCGTCCCGCATCTACTACACAGGCGACGGGGCGCCAAAGATGCGCGATGGCGTCACCGTCTATGACCTCGCCCTTCCTGCCCCCGTTGCGGCGCCCACACTCACGGCGCTTTCCGCCCCGTCCGGCATGATCGAAGAAGTGATCTACGCCTATACCTGGGTCACAGGTTTTGGCGAGGAAAGCCCGCCATCGCCACTGTCTGCGCTGACCGCATGGTCGAGCGGCGTCATCATGCGCCTGAGCGCCTTCTCGGCCGCCCCCGCTGGCCGAAATGTGACGGCAAAACGCATCTATCGCAGCCAGACAAGTGCCGCCGGCGTCACCCAACTCTTTTTTGTCGCGGAAATCGCCGTGGCGACCGCAACCTATGATCACGATCTGGCCGCAACCCCGATGCAAGAGCCTATTGCCTCAAGCGATTACGACCCGCCGCCCGCTGGCCTCACCGGCCTGATTTCGATGCCAAACGGCATGATGGCGGCTTTCGTCGGCAAGGACGTCTACTTTTCCGAACCCTTCCAGCCCCATGCGTGGCCGGAAAAGTATGTGCTGACCACCGATTTCCAGATTGTCGGCCTGGCAACCTTTGGTTCGGTGATTGCGATCCTGACGAGCGGCACCCCGTACATCGCGCAAGGCACCCACCCCGAAAACTTCGCGATGGAGCGCATGGACAAGATGCTGCCCTGCCTGTCGCGCCGGGGCATCGTCGATATCGGCTATGCCTGCTACTTCCCATCGGCCGAAGGTCTGGCCCGGATTGACGCATCAGGCTCAGACATCGTGTCGCGCAGCCTCTTCACACATGAGCAATGGGAAAGCCTTGGCCCATCGTCGGTTCTGGCCGAAAGCTACAATGGCCGCTACTACTTCACCTTCAACTATCAGACCTCCGATATCTATGACGGCGGCAACGAGGCCGTTGTTCCGACCGAAGAACTTGACGGCGGTGGCGTGACAGCGGACCCCGACATGATCATCTTCGACTTCGGCGACGCCCTGTCGACCTTCGGTCAGCGCAGGCTTGGTTCGGTCGACATCGTCGGCGACATGCCGTTCTTCATGGACTTCGATCTTGTTGTCCCCGATGCGATGTGGAGTGACCCGACGACCGGCGAACTCTTCATGCTGCAGGGCGGCGTGGAAATCGAGAAATGGGATCCGGCTGACACCGCCGCATCTACCCAGATGTGGCGATCCAAGACTTATGTCATGCCCTATCCCACCAACTTCGGCGCGGTCCTTGTTCAGACCCTCGATGACCTCGCTCTTGGCGACTCTCTTCTGCTCGATGTCGAGGCCGATGGCGCCGTTATTGCCACTATCAGCGGTTCGAATGCCGTTGAGCGCCTCCCTGCGGGCTTTCTGGCGAAAAAGTGGGAATTTGTGGTCAGGGGCAATGTCGAGGTGTCGTCCATCGCCTTCGCACATACCGCCGAGGAACTGGAGTCGCTGGCATGATGGGGCGAGGCAGAGAAGGGGCAGCGGCCGCCTCGCGCGACGCCGAGATTGACGAACTTCTCGGGCGCACCCGCCGTGGGGTCAAGCGGGCGCTTTTGATCGAAGATCTGGACGGCTCGGTCTTCAAGGACGCAGTTCAGAAGGTGGTGGCGAAGATCGAACCTCCCTGGACGATCATTCGCCTGAAAGCCGACTTCACCACGACCAGTGCGACCGCCGTCGATGTGCCGGGCCTCGGGTTTCCCTGCGGCGCCCATCGCCACTATGAGTTTGTCGCCGACCTCTTGTTGCGCACCGCGACCACGACAGTTGGGCCGCGCCCCGGCATCAAATGGCCAACAGGTCTTGCCGATGGCGCCGCAACAATTCGTGTCCCTACCGCAGCGGGCACCGAAGCGATGACGAACGGCACGATAGCCGCAGCGATCCTCGCGCCTGTTGGTGGACTGCCAGACACCACCAACAGTTATCTCGCCGTCGCTCGCGGGCTTCTGGTCGCCGGGGCCTCGCCGGTTGGGCCAGTCCAGATCCAGATCGCCAGCGAAACAGGGGGAACAACTGTGACCGTCAAGGCAGGGTCCGTCATAAGATTTAGAGCAATCGACTAGCCTTGTCGCAAGATGTAGCGGAAAGATGGTTTTCGGTATAACTTCTGATACGAAACAGGTGATGATGTGGCCGTAATTCTATCTCGTATCAAGCTGAGAAGGGCGACGGCCGGTCAATGGTCGAGCGCAAACCCGGTATTGGCCCTCGCTGAACCAGGGTTCGAAACGGATACCAAGATCGTGAGGCTTGGTGATGGCGCCGCGACATGGACATCGCTGCGCGCGTTCTTGTCTGTGCCTCAAGCGGCGATATCTGCGGCACAGGCACTTCTCGATGCCGTTGATGCCGCTGCCCAAAGGGTCGCGCTCGGGCTGTCGAAGAATGCGACCTATGATGCTGTCGGAAACTATGTGCTGCATTTTGGATCGTCGGCACCGGCTGGCACCCTCAAATGCAACGGTGCCACCATTTCGAGAGCGACCTATGCTGCCCTGTTCGCAAAGATCGGCACGACCTTCGGCGCGGGCGATGGGTCGACGACCTTCCGACTGCCCGACCTCCGTGGCGAGTTCATCCGGTGCTGGGATGATGGTCGCGGCATAGACGCTGGCCGCGCCTTCGGTTCGGCGCAGGCCGAAGAGATTAAGTCGCACACCCACGGACTCACGGGTTCGACAGGTGCAGCGGGAAGCCACAATCACATTCAGGGCCATTCTATCTGGTCCGGCTGGGGCACTAAATACGGAAGCGCCGGAGCGCCGTTCACCAGCCGTGGGGATGGCGTGACGGCGGGCGACGCGAACCCGCTGACCTCGACTGTCGCCGATCATAGCCACACCCTCAGCGGTACTGCGACCGCAACGGGCGGCGCCGAAACCAGACCGCGCAACATCGCGTTGCTCGCCTGCATCATCTACTGAGGTCGCCATGCAAGTCTATCAGACCGATCCGAACGGATACTTCGTTTACCCGGTTTTGGCTGATGCAGATCCGCTGGATGAGGGCCAGTGGCTTATCCCGGCCGGATGCGTGATGTCCGCACCCCCGACTATTCCCGTGGGTTTCAAGGCGAGATGGACCGGTCAATCATGGACGCTTGAAGACGCCTCAACCGGCATTGTGGTCGGACCTGGGGGGCCAACGCCGCAGCAACTCAGGGCAGGTATGAGCCTGTCGTTTGCCCAGCTTCTCAGTGGCCTTGTCGCGGAGGCGTGGATCACCGAGGCCGAGGGCAACGCATGGCTTCTGGGCGTGCCTCCTGCACCTGTCGAGGCGCTTATCGCTTCCCTGCCCGCCGATCAGCGTTTCCTCGCGAGAGCGCGGGCAGTCAAGGCGATGACGGTCCAGAGGCTCGATCCTCTTGTCGTGGCACTCGGGGCGATGCAGGGCAAGACCGATGACGAACTCGATGATTTCTTCACCAATTATGCGCAGGTCTGAGATGGGACACGGACGTTTCGAAGATATGAGGTTCTGGGCGACAGCGCCGCTTGCGGCCATGGTCCTTGTGCTGTTTGCCACCTACTTCTGGGGGCGCCGCCAATTCGGCCTGACCGTATGGGCCTATCCGTGGGCGATCCTCGTCGGCATCCCCTTGGCAATCGGCAACCTCACCTACAATGTCATCGTGGCCACCTTCGTCTTCTGGCGCCTGCCGGTCTGGCGGAACACCGAAGGAGGGTTTTCGCCATTCTTCACCACGAGGATCAAGGCTTATCGCAGGGCCGGAAGCACCCGACTTGTCGAGTATCTGGCCGCCTGCATCAACGACTTCGATCCCGGCCACTTCGCGGACAGGGAGGCGTGACCGAAGATGCGCTTGACGGTGGCCGATCAGGAAAAAATGCTGACTTGGGCGGCAAAGATGCTTGGCACGACCGGTTGGTCAGCTGACAGCACCGCCTTTGGCATCGTGGAGCCGCGCGAGGGACAGCGCCCCCTTCTGCGAGGTGTCGTCATCGCCAACGCATTCTTCAATAAGTCCTGCCGCATTCACATCGCATCAGATGGATCGAGGAAATGGGCGACCAGAGACGTCCTGACCAGACTGTCGGCCTTCCTGCACCTCCAGCATGGCGTCAACCGCATCGCAACGGTGATCGCCACGAAAAACCTTCCCGCACAAATCGCGGCGCTCAAGATCGGATTTCAGATCGAGGGACGTGAGCGCAGTGGCGCCGACGATGGGACCGACGGCATCAGATTTTCCATGCTCAGGGACGAAAACCCCTGGCTGAACGATGAGGAGGCGGAAAGCCATGGGTAAGGGCGCCCCGGACGCAGATCCGAACATTGGTCGTGCCGCACTGCTTTCTGCCGAAACCGGGCAGGACTACTTGGCCTTCATGAAAGGGCAGGCGGGCATCGCCAACAAATGGGCCGCCGAAGACCGGACCCGCTATACAACGCAGTTCCAACCTCTCGAAGACCAGTTCGTCGCTGATTCCAAGACCTATGACAGCCCGGAACGACAGGCAGCGGCAGCGGATGAGGCCTCTGCGGACGTCAGGCTCGCCACCGATCAGCAGATCGGTCAGATGGGCCGCCAGATGGGCGCCATGGGCGTAAACCCGCCGAAGCCATCAATTTGGGCAAAGGCATGGCAGTGAACCCCGCAACATCGCTTGGTCTGGCCAGCAATGCCGCCAGTTCGGGGTTCAGCGGGGCGATGCAGGGGTATGGACAGCAGGGCCAGCTTCTCAATCAGGACTATCAGAACCGCCTGTCGGCATGGGAAGCAAACCAGGGTATGCTCGGAGGCATTGGTAGTGCCCTCGGCAGCCTGGCCGGGGCTTTGCCCTGGGCGAGCATCATTTCGAGCAAGCGGGCGAAAACCAACCGTGCCCCGGCGCGCGATCTCTCCAAGGTCGTCCAGAAACTCAACATCGAGCAATGGGACTACAAGCCCGGCATGGGCGACGAGGGCACGCATGTCGGTCCCTATGCCGAAGACTTCAAGAAGGAGACGGGCCTCGGGGATGGCCGCACCATCAACATGATTGATGCAATCGGCGTCACGATGGGGGCGGTCAAAGACCTCGCCGACAAGGTCGACAGGATCGCTGCAAACGGCCCGAGGAAGCGCAAGATCATGGCGGTGGCGGCATGACCCTGGGCGCATTCGCTGGATTTCTTCAAGGTGCGGCTGGTTCCATAGAGCGAAAGCGGGACCGGGCAGAGCGACGTTCGCTCCTCGATGCCGCAGAGCGGATGGGGCGGCCTGATCCGTCGCTTGCGGGCAGTGGTGGGGGTGGCGCCGATGCCGGTCGCGTAGGCGAGCGATCCCCGGCCTTCGTCTATGACGGCGAGATCTCCGATCGGCCCGCCTACGCCTATAACTACCTCACCGAAAACGGTGTCAGCCCGATCATGGCTTCGGGTCTGGTCGGAAACCTGATGCAGGAATCCGGCAAAGACATTGATCCGGCCGCATCCGGCGACAACGGCAACGCCTTTGGGTCCGCCCAATGGAATGGTCCCCGAATGCGCGCCTACATGGGATATGCCAAGGGGCGGGGCGCAGAACCGACCGACTTCAAGACGCAACTCGACTTCCTCCTCCATGAGGGCAGGACAACAGAAAAAGCGGCGTGGAGCGCGATAGCGGCGGCGAAAACCCCTGAGGAAGCAGCGCTGATCGCATCCGGCAAGTTCTGGCGTCCCGGCGTCCCGCATAACGAGCGGCGCCAAGGATATGCTACGGCGGTCTATGGCAGGTTCGGTGCAGCCGCGCCAGAGCCAGAGATCGCCTCGGATGAGCCTACGGACTGGCTCTGGTTCAGAAATCGCAAAGGGGCCAAGTGATGGCATCGTTCTTCGAAGGCGCGGTCGGCGGGTTTTTCAAGGGCCGGGATTGGCGTGAGGGCGTCGAGGAACGCAAGCGCGCACGCAAGATCGACGATCAGCGTTTCGAGTGGGAGAAAGAGGACCGCGACTACACCCTCGACGTTCGGGGCGATGAGAAGAAGGAGCGAAAACGCCGCATCCGCCTTCAGGACGAGGAAGACCAGTTCTGGCGTGATCTGGCCGCCGGCGACAGCACCGAACCTCCCACAGAGACCACGGAAACCGTCCAGCCGCCTGTTGCCGCGTCGGCGGTGGAAACCGCTCCGGTTCCGGTTCCAGCCCCGACCCCGGCTGCAACTGCCCCGGTGACATCGCCAATTCCGCGCCGCCGTGAGATCAGGGTTGACCCGACGGTGGCAGCAGCGCCAGCTTCGCCGCCCGGTCCCGCCCAAAAGGCTGGCCCTGAGCCTGCGCCGCCAACTCAGGCCGGGGGCGTGGCGGCCCCAACCGGTCGTGTCATCGCTAAAATCCCGGATACCGCCCCTGATCAGCCGTTCCAACCGGCCCCAACCGCGCAGGAGCCGACCTACGAGGAATGGCAGGCGATGTCGCGCGAGGATCGCGCCGAGGCCGGTCTGCCGGTTTCGGAAATCGGTGGTCAATGGCACTACAGAAACCGCGATGGTGCCTGGGGCGCGCCCGCCAAACCGCAGGGGCCCACCGTCCCGCAAAGGGCGCCGGCAGCACCGGACGCACCAGACTATTCCGAACCGCCCGTGGCGCTTCCCGGATCTGCGTCTGATCGCGACCAGGTGGCACCGACCGCGCCGCAGTCGATGCTTGAGGCAATGGCCGAGGATACGCGCCTCGATCCGAATACGCGCATGATTGCACGTGACAGGGCCGAAGGCGCGGGCCGCCAGCGCGATATTTCAGCCGCAGCCAACAGTCGGTCCTATGCGTCGCTCCAGCCGACCAGCCCAGCCGCCCCATCGCCGGATCAGTTGCCGGTGACAGCCTCTGGAACCCCGATGGCATCGGTTGAAACAGTAGAAAAGGCCGCATCCGAGGTTCCGGCACCAAAGAGCGCCAAGGGCGCGGCGGCCGCATCCGACAAGGCCGCAGCCGCGTTCAGGGACGACTATATGACCACGCAGGCCGACAAGATCGTGAAGTTCTACATGTCGCGCGGCGAAGTCGAGAAAGCCAAGACCTACTCCGATTGGGTCAAGGATACCCAGGTTCAGAAGGGCATGGAGCATTGGGCGCGGGCGGTTCATGCCGCTTCGATCGGCGACAGCGGCAAGTTCGTTTCCGAAATCGCCAGAGCCTATAACTCGTCAGGCTATTTTGATGATGGATATTCCATCGTCGAGGAAGCCTCTGGTATTCACAAAGACCCGCAAACCGGGGCCGTGACGGGTGGGCAGATCACGTTCAGGAACGAGAAGACCGGCGAAACCTTTACCCAGGATTTCGACAACAGCCGTGACCTCTACGAGCTGGGCGTCAATTTCCTCAGTCCTGAACAGGTGTTCGAGTTCGGCTGGAAGCAGATCGCCGGCCAGGAAGAATTTGCCCGCAAGATGGCGGAAAAGGGCGTCACCAATGATGCGGCGAAGAAAGTGGCGGAGACGATCAAGACCCTTTCCGACGCAAATGCCGAATTTGGCCTGATGCCGCTCGATCAGCAGATCGCCGAGGCCCTTGCGTTCCTTGGCCGATTCGATGGAAGTGGTGGGACGGGCGAGGTTCCCGTCGCCCGTCGACCATAGGAGACGCCATGTTCTCGAATTTCGTCCCCACCTTCTGGTTCCTCGATCCGGGCTTTCTGGCCTTTCTGATGATCGGCGCCGCCGGTCTCTGGGTGTGGAAGCGCTTCAGGGGCTGAGTTTCCCGGTTCCACACTCCCCATAGGTCTGGTATCACTGTCTTGTCTGCCCACCGCCCCTTGATTTGGGCGGCCAAACCAGTTGGGGCGGCTCGTGGCAGACAACGTTTTCTCCTCCTTTTCGACGCCTCAGGCGACACAGGGCAGCGATCCGTCACAAGCGGGCGGCTTTCAGTCGACGATCGAGGGAATCTCCCGAAAGACGCGGGTTCCCGCAAACTTCCTGATGGCTTTCGCCGAACAGGCAGCCGAGGGGGATGAGGCGCAGCGATCTGTCGCCGCCGAACGGATGGCGACACAAATCGCGCCGCGTCTCGCCGCTGGAGAGAAGATCGAAGACGTAGTCAGGGCGCTGGCCAGCGATCGGCCCGGCGAAGCTGATGCCTTCATCGAGCGCGCCTACCAAATCGCTGATGCCGTCTATCCGTCAGGATCGGCACCTCAAGCGCCGGGCGTTGATGCCGCAGAAGGCGGGGGAATGTCTCCGACCGATCCGATCAAGCAGGTCGCAGGATCTGCGGTTGCTTCGATCGGTTCCGGGATCGCGGGCAGTATGCGCGCCATGGGCGCCGAAGGTGATGGTTCCTCGGATTGGCAGAAGCGCAATCGCGCCTATGTGGAGAGGTTCGGAGACTGGATCGCGTCTGGTGGCGATGCCCTGAAAGGCGGCGTCTCTGCTGATGCAAAACGCGCGCTGCAAGAAAGCACGCCGGATGGTGATTTGTTCAGCCCATCCACATGGTCCCTTGGGAATAAGCCATCCCTCAAGGGCTATGCCATGCTGGCCGCTGACGTTCTGGGGTCGTTCCTGCCGGTCGTCGTGACCGCCGTCGCCACGAAATCCCCGGCAGCCACGGCCGCAGTGGGCGGGCTGCAGGGCGGTGGCGCCGCGTCCGATACCGCGAGGCAGGTCATCGTCGAAGCGGCTGGAATTGAAGGGGCGAGTGGCAAATCGGTGCTGGAGGAGCAATCCGCGTTCTACCGCGATCTGCTTGCCCAGGGCAAAACGCCGGACGAAGCACTGCAGGCCACCGTAGACGCGGCCGAACAGATATCTTTTACGTGGACCGCGCCGATCAGTGCCTTTGGCGGTGCCACCACCGAAAAGATCCTCGGCCACGGGATTGGCGCCCTTGCCACCAAGGGGCCGCTTTCCCGCATCCTTGGCACCGCAGCGCTTTCGGGCTTCGAAGAGGGGGCGCAGGAAGCCTCGGAATCCATTGCGACACGATACGGGATCAAGAGCGCTGGTCTTGATGTCTCGCTGACCGATGGGACATTCGGCGATTTCCTGATGGGGGCGCTTGGTGGCGGTCCTGTTGGTGCCGTTTCCGGGGCCATCCCGACCTGAGGCGCATCCTGATGCCGGAAAACTGGGTGGGCCATCCCTTGCGCAAAGACTATCCCTTACGGGGCAAGTAGGAATACCTGATGAACAGCGCTCAGACCATGAAACGCACCGAAACCATGCTCCTCAACCTGGGACCGTCGCATCCCAGCACCCACGGGGTGCTCCGGGTCCTTCTG